CTAAGTTTTCTAATATTGCGCCCTCTGCTGAAATTGTTTGTACTAAGTCCTGTATATCGCCCTGCGGCATTCCACTAATGTTTTCACGCACAGAATATTCCATGATCACACGCGCGCACTGGCTTGAATTATCGAATAAGATTTCTTGATTGCTAAGTAGTGTTTGATCTATTCTTTTGCCGCCTATTATTCCCTTGTATCGGTAAAGTTTAAACTCAACCATGTCCGCAATATTTGACGCTTGCAAGAAACCACCATTGCCATCTTTAGCCTTTGAGGCGTAGATGTTAATTTCAACATCGTGATTGATGATAGAATAACCATCTTTGTAATTTTCTGGTGTGCTTCTTTCCGTTATTACAATGCGCGGAAATAAATTTTCTTGTGGTGCTAATCCAAAATTTAATTGCTCCACTAAGTTTGTCACATCAGGAACATTTAAGATTTGATATATTGCACCGCCGATCATTATGTGCAAATATCTTTAAACCTATTTTGTTGTTGATGTAATTATTTTAACATTCTTTGTTTTGCGGTTTTACTTCCGTTGCAACTTTTACATAATGCCTGAAAATTATCTTCGTTCCATTCATCACCACCTTGTGACATTGGAATGATGTGATCCGTGTAGTATGATGGTTGGTTGCACCCCTCAACCTCACACACCGGATGTTTCATTTTGTAGGATAAAGATAGGTGCCGCCATGCCTTTGAATTATAGAACTTTTCGTGTTCTTTGTCTTTAAGCCAATTCTTTTGCTCTGCCTGCTTGTTTTGTTTCTGTGGTGTGAATCCATACACCTTTTTTGGCATTGATGGCATTATCCGTGCATTGTTCCGGTTACACGGTGATATTGACCCGCCTCTTTCCAATAAATGTACCGACCAATAAATATAAATTCACCATCTGTCATGTAGTCATTCAACAAAATGTCCGGTTCCGTTGCGTTCCCTTTCATTTGGAAGATGTTTGCACGTACACGATTTGATTCCATTGTTTCACCTTTCTTGTAGACAATAATACTGCCTTCTCTCATTGGAAATGTGGTTGTTTTTAACTGCACAAGAATTTCAGTATCTCCAACATCCACATTTTCACGCAAAGTAAAGTATTCAATTTCACTTGTGTTGTTAGGATCAAAAATACTTATGATATCACCTTTGAAAAGTCTATCACCTGCGTAAGGATTAATAGGTAGTGTATCGTGTACACCAACTTCAACATTGTCTATAAATCCAATTGCATCACGTGAATTAAATGCACCAACCGTGTTGTGTTTTTCTTCGCCACTAAATGGTTTAATGTCATCAACCGTTCCAATGTAGTCCGTTATTATTTTGTGTGATGCTGCTGGCATTGCTGAAATAACCTCAAACCATTCACCTTGCACCTCATCCATTGTGTAATCTTTTGTACAACCGCTAAACACATACACTTTGTCATTGTAAGCAAGTGAATAAAAAGGATAATAATCACCTACTATTGTACTCATCATTCTTTCAACTGGTTTGTATTGCAAACTCATTGCCTCATACACTCGCATTATTGAAAGGAACAAATATAATGGATCACCATTTTCTTGAAGAAATCCACCATCAAAAGTTGTTGTTGGTACTAATGAAACACCCCCAGAATTATAAGATTCATTGATTTGTATTTTGACAACTGTGCTTGTGTCTGCTGCACTATCTATAAACAACAAAGGATCTAATTCAACTTCCTTTGTAAAGAATCCGGTGGGATTGTCTAATTCAATGTATTTGTCATAATTCTCATTAACCTCAGTCAAAGGAAACAATATACGCACTCTGGTAACATCCATTGCTTTTGCATATTGCAACAAACCTATCTTGGCATTTCTTCCGATATACTCAAATGTAATACTAATTTCAAAATCATCATCAAAATTAATTACCGGAGTATTTACAAATAAGGTTGTGTTGTTTCCACCACTTTGAACATAACGAACAACATTCCTTTCATCCGTTGGAACAACAACATCATCTGTCCATTCAGTTTCATATTGTGATGAATTTCGTGGTGTTGTACCCCTCAAATATCTGTTGCCGGTTGTGCTATAAATGGCCACCATAACTTTGACAACATAGTTGTTTACTTTTATAGGATTTAAAAATGTGTCATCAAATGTATTACCATCCAAAACACTATCGCGGCCATGTGAATCAAAAACTGGAATCGCAACTTGTATATTACCTAAACCATCACCATTTATCTTTCCTATTGGAAAAGTGTAAGAATCTTGTGATGTAGGATCATCGTTTGCAATTACGCTTTTAACATCTTCATTTATGTGGCTTCCTTCAAAATGTCGTTTTTGTTCCATCTTGACTTTATAGGCACCTGCATAATACCCAAATGTTCCACCTGCTAAAATGTTGAAATCTTCCGTTGTGTTTCCAACACTTCTTTGATGTGTATAATTGCCTTCTGTATAAGTATAATTATTACTTGAATCAACTAAATATTCTCTAAAAGTAATACTTTCGTTTTTAAAGTTACGTACCTGTTGAATATAATAGACACCATTTGCAATGTACATTCTACATGAATAAATGTCTAAAATTCCTTTTAAAACGTCATAATATGATTTGAATTTTGTAGGAAATTTATTTGCATCTTCGATAAAAAAGTTGTCAGAAATATACGTGTAGTCAAGTGGTGAATCTGCATCCGTTGTGGTTGCTGATAAGACCCTACTTTTGTATTCTATACTTTCACGAAGATAAGCATCGGTTGGACCCCAGAACTTATATAAGTCTAAAAGTCCAAGTATATCAAAGACGTTTCTAATGGCCGTGTTCTGCTCTAAGGTTTCTTGTGTGTATTCATAGAACTTTAACGCTGCAAGTCCATCAATGGCTTTAAAAGTGTACGGAATAGGCTTTGAATCGTTGGCCCATTCAACTAAGTCCATAACAATGATACCGGCCTAATCTAAATCCCATAATCCACCATCTTCTTTGTATATTAGGAATTTTAGTTTGTTGTCCTGAGTAATTTTATACTGTTCAAAAAATCTATCAAACCAAACGTCATTATTTGCATAGGTTATTGTGCTGCTTGAATCTTTAATTGCACCAAGTATTTCATCACCTTCACCACCCCATTCAGTATTTAGTGCCATTATATCCGGTGCAAATGTTGGTGCGTATTGTTCGGATGGCGCTAAACTGCTTCCTATTGACGTATATGAGCCACTGTAGGCAATATCTAATGTTATTAATGTAGTTGGTCCGCTTGAAAAAATTGCGGTGATTGTGGCCGTTGTATAAGCCAATGAACCAATGGCAGCAATTGCACATTCATCATTTTCAACAACACCACTATCCGCAACAACCCTTGCTTTATATGTGTTAAATGTATTGACTGGATCTAATGTTTCACCGCCAGTGTACAAATAGAGAACCTGACCAACTTGCAAAAAATCTGTCCAATCTTTAGAAACATAATAAGTATTTCCAGCACCGCCAACAATAGCAACTTTTGGAAAACCAACATAGTCTTCACCGTATAATTCTGCTTTGTACCTTACGCCATCACTTGATACTAATTGACTGCTAAAAATTGTGTTGCCCATTTATTTTTTATCTTCTGAAGTTGTTTGATCTACTTTGAACAAGGACTAAATCCCTGCCGCTAATTTTTGTTTCCAAAACTATTGGTTGCATATTTGAAGTGTTCATTGATGAATATCCACCTGCAAATGATGATGGATTTGATGCACCGCTTTTGTCAATTCCTTTTTGACTTAAATTTGAGATTGCTGCACCGGCCGCAACTAATGCCACACCGCCGATTATAGCAAGTGCAGGATTAAAACTTTTAATTGCTACATCCAACATCACTTGTGCTATACCCATCGCAATCATTGCTTCACCAAATTGCCCCATGAACTTACCTAATGAGTCTAACAAGCCTTTCCCGAAGTCTTTGACAGTCATATCCCCTCCACTTATTACAGTGCCTAAAAACTCACCAAATTGCATTAAACCTTCAGTTGCTAATGCTTTCAATCCAGAACTTAATGCGTCCCCCATTTCTTCGCCTAAGTCAGCCGCTTGCCTTCTTGCTGCTGCTGCTGCTTGTTGGTCAAAAAGTTCTTGTGGCAATTCAATAGGCTTAATGTCTATTTGTAAAGGTACTTTTATTGGTTCATCAAATTTAAGACCTTTTGATTTTAGTCCCTTAGTGATTGATTCAATTGCAGGTGTTTGTAAATTAGCTGCTGCAATTCCTTTTGAAAAGTCAATACCAAGTTGTTTAATTTCTTTGCTTATTTCTTTTACTTCACCAACAACTGGAGTTAATTTTACTTGTCCTAAAGTTTTTAATTGTTCTTCAAGTTCTTTTGTGCTATTTGCAGCGTTTACAATCTCTTTTTGACCTGTAACTATTTCTTGATTTAAAGCATCAATATTCTTTTGTATGTTTTCAACCTTTGCAAGGTCTGCGCCTTGAAATTCGCCTTGCATTCCCACACTTCTTGTCTGCGCCATAACCGCATCCATTTGTGCTTTCTTTTCATCTAAAAGTGCTTTTTTCTTTTGGTAGGCTTGTTTTACAAGTTCGTATGTTTCTCCTATTATTGCCCTTGTAGATGCAATCCTAAGTGTTATTTCATCCCGTGATGCGTTAACTCCTTGTTTTTTTAGTTTGTCTATTTCTGCAATTTGATCACCTAATTTTTTATAGGATTCCTTCATTACATCAATTGTAATTTGAACTTTGCCAAATATTTGATTTGTTTGCGCTGCTGCTATATTTAAAGCTACAACCGCCGCACCTATTCCAATAAGTATTGCGGTTATTGGACTTGCTGCTAAAAATGCTAATGCAGCACTTAATGCGCCAACCGCGTAAATTAATGGCCCAATTGCAGCCGTTAATGCTAATGTTGTAATAATTACGCTTTTTGTTTCTGGGTTAAGATTCCTAATAAATTCAGCCGTACTTTGCAACGCAACAGAAACATTTTGCAATGCTGGCAACATTAGATCACCAAAGGATGCAGCCGCCATTGAAACATTATCTGATAATGTGCTTATTGTGCCATTGAATGTTTTACTTTGCGCCTCAATACCACCTGCAAATTCAGTGTTTCCAATGTTTTGCAAATATTGCTCAATTTCTTCTGAGTTCTTTTTTACCGTTGTTGTTACGCCCTTAAAAGTGAAAGAAACATTATCACCTTGACTTTTGGCCTTAATACCAAATTCTTTTAATCGTTCAAATTCACCAACCGCAGCATCCGCAACCGCTTCAACCATATCATTAAGGCTTTTGCCCATACTTGATGCAGTATTTCCATAGCTTTCTAATGCACTCATTGATGGATCCAAGCCCATGTTTTTGAGTTTTATAAATGCACCGGTAACTTCTTCCATTTGGAAAGGTGTTGAACTTGCAAACTTTTCTATTTCTTTAAATGCTGCACTTGCTGCATCCTTTGATCCACCTAATGAGGTAACAAGGCTTGTTTTAAGACTTTCAAAATCTGCGGCACTCTTTATGGCAAAACCACCAATCAAAGCCAATGGCGCAGTCAAAGACATGGACATTTCCCTGCCAACAGATTTCATTTCTGTTGCCGTACTTCTTAAACTACGAATTAAGTTTTGTTGCGAATCAGAAAAGTGACTTAAATCAAATCCTGCGCGTATGTTTATCTGCTTTCTTGCCATTTTATTTAAACCAATTCGGTTTTTGTTTTTTCAGTTGTTCTATTTCTGCTTTAGTCCAAGCATTGTTGCCAGTGCCTTTTTTGTCATCTTGTTGTTCCCAGTCAAACTTTATCAGGTCTTGTGGTTTGTGCATCCGTTTATTTCCTGCACTTTTCAATGTAACAAAAGAAACAAATCTTGCGGTTTCCCATTGCGTGCGTGCCTTTATGTTTTCGCCTATTGTATGCCCTATGTAGGCATCGAATATGGCCGCCATTGTATATTCGTCAAGTGATAGTGGGGATTGCTTTAAAACGCCTAAAACAAACCCCCTTATCCAATTAACCAATGGCAATTTTACTTTTTTGCCTCCTTGCCCATATTATTCAGCGCCGCCATATCTTCCTGCATTGCTTGTGTGAATACGTTAATAAGTGCAAAATCTTCATCAATGGCATCAATAACAAAATCCTTTGTTACATTTTCGCCTGCCGCCTTTAAACCGCAATAAGCAATATCTACCAATGTACTCATGTTGATGTTATCGCCAATTGCCGATACGCTTGAACCTGTTTCGTTTTCATACATTAATAGTGCTTTGAATCCGAACTTAAATTTGTACTCTTTGTTTTTAATTTTAATCATGTGTATTTTAATTTTAATTTGTTGTGTAGTTAAATGTAATTTATAAAGTTAATGGTTAAAAAAAAAGGTGGGCAAAATACCCACCCCTTCAATCACACATTAACAAGATAAAAATTAAACTGTCGCTTTTGTCACCGCGCCAGTTCCTTCAAAAGATACTGAAAAGGTACTTGATTCTTCAAGTCCGTCAGTTCTTCCTAATGACGTAATGTGACAAGATCCGCTATATTCAACGTCACCAGTCACATCAGTTGTCCATGTTACAACAACTGCTGCACGTGTCACATAGGCATCGTATAAATCTGTAAAACCGTATGTTGCATCTTCTGCAAAGAAACCTTCACCGCTTCCAGAGAAAGATCTTTGTCCTTCTAAACTCTCTTTCCATCCTGCTGAG